ATGCGTGCACTTACCTTCATCGCGCTGCTGGCGACCGCCGGCGCGGCCAACGGCGCGATCTTCAAATACGAATACACCGGCGCCGAGTACGACTATGTCGCCGATCCATCCGACCCGAGCGTCGGTGCAAATCCATGGGTGGATCGCACGCAGAACTTCATTTCCGGATCCTTCGTGATCGACACCACCCTGATTGCGGGCGGTGACCACCGCAACCAGTCGTTCGACTTCTGGAAAGAGAACCCGGAATGCAACTACGAGTGCGACGTACCAGTGATCGACTGGCAATTCTTCGATGGCGTCCATGCGGAGACTTGGACGAACTGGTCGGTGGGTGCAGTGTTCACCTTCACCACCGATGCGCACGGGGATCTCTTATCGTGGCGCATCGCGCTCCTGGATGACTTCCACGAACTCATCGTTTCCGACCGAGGCGACAGGCGGCACTACCCCGTCTGCGGCAACAACGAGCCGACGGAGAGCACATGCGTGAGCTCGAGCACGCCCGGCACTTGGCGCCAGGTCCCCGTCCCCGAGCCAAGTGCGCTGGGGTTGGCGATCGCCGCCCTCGCCGGGATTGCCCTCTTCCGTTTGCAGACGTCTACAAAACGCGGGCGGCGAGCTCGCACTTCTCCGCGACTTCCAGGTTGCGCTGCCGAGCTTCGTTGAAGAGCTTCACAATGGTGGGGCTCTGGTGCTGCTCGGCTTCCTTGCGGCAGTACTCGGCCTCCCTGCGACACGCCATGGCGGCGGTGAGGTAGTCGTCGGCGGTGAAGCGGATGAACCCTGGCACGCGGCCAGTTTCATCTCCGACAGGCGTCAACGTCCATCCAGTGCCCGCGGCCGGGGACTACTGTTCGCTGTCGCCGAGCAGATCCGGCAGCGGCACCGTCTTGCCTGCCAGCGCGTGCGTGCAATCGCTCAGGAACTCCACCTGGCCGTCGCGAATGAAGCTGTGGCAGACGAAGGGCACATCCCGACGGGTCATCCTCGAGAGGATTGACGGGCTGAAGGTGGGCCGCTCCATGTCGCCATTGAATTCCCAATGGGCCTGGCCGGCGTTATGCGGGGATTGCTCCCTGCCCGGCGGCGTCCAGTTCACGGGCAAGATGTGCGCGCCAGTGAAGTCCTCGTCCATGCAGCCCGGGCAGTTGAAGCGGATCCCGTAGAAGCGGCCGTCTCTATCCTCGACGGTCTTCGCCTTCGCCATGGCGGCGCTCCGCTAGACGGGGGACGCGTAGAGCGCGGCCGCGTCCGCGATCCAGCCGAGGACCTCGGCAAGCTTCAGCAGCGTGTCGGACTCGAGGCCACCCACGCCGGTGCGCTTCTGCAGCTCGGTTTGCGCCACGGAGATCAGCGTGAGCGCCAGCGTTCGATCGGACTGCGGCAGGTTCGCGGGCAGCTGCTCGGCGGCGATCGCGGCCAGGCGCTGCAGCGTGATCGGTTCGCCCTTGGCGGTTTCGGCGACGAGCTTGGCCACGTCGATCACGCGGCGGGCGCGCGCACCGCGATCACTGAGCGAGGCCTCCTCGACATACTTCATGGCCGCGTACTTGACGATGAGCTGCGCGGCCGCGCTGTTCTCCTCGAGCAGGTTGCCATTGCTGGCGCATCCGGAAACGCCGCCGGCGAGCGTGATGGCCGCGGCCGCGATGAGCGCCGCGAGAATGCGATTTACTTTCATGGGGTCTTTCCTGTGGTCAGTTGGGAAATCGTGTGATCCTTGCCGGCGCTCGAGAGCGACGTGCCGAGCCAGAAGCCGACAACACCACCGAAGGCCGCGATGAGCGCGCCGGAGATCTGCGTGAGGGACTCCTTCACACTCGGATCGATCGAACGCGCGAAGAAGAAGAGCGCGAACACGAATCCGAAGAAGCCGAGAATCACGATGACCGAGATGATGAGTTGGCAGATCAGCTTGAACTTGGGTGTCATGCTCCCTCCGGTGTGAGGCCGACCCGCTCGCGCAGCCAGCCGTAAACGAATCGCTCATCCTTCGGACGAGTCTCGGCGAGGTGGATGTAACGCTCGCCCTGCAGGCAGTTCAGTGCCTTGTAGAGGACGATCGCGCCATCCGTGCCGCGCCAGGCGAGGAAGGCCTGCAGAGCGCGCTCGGTGGCGGGGCCGATGCGATAGTCGACCTCGATGTCCGGATACTTGCTGCCGTTCTGATTGAACGCGTTGAGGCAGCGCTGCAGCATGCCGATCGCGACGTTGGGGCCGCAGTTGACGCCCGTGTCGATGAGCTCTTCGGCGATCGCACGCGAGATCTGCAGGATCCTCGAGAAGCCGGGCCGCTGGACGAAGAGCCAGTCGTAGCAGTTGAAGGCCTCCGCGCGCGTGAGCTTCTCGACGTCCGCCGGCGTGCACTGCTTCTGCCGGTACTCGGTCAGCGTGTCGAGCGTGATGCCCCACTTGGTGGGGCCGCCCGAGTCGGGCGGATCGTTGGTGTACTCCTCGCCCTCCCGATCGAGCACGCCATTGATGATGGCGTCGACGCTCATTGCTTCGGCACCAGCTGCGCGAGCTTCGCCTCGAGCATTCGCTGTTGCGCCAGAAGATCGTCGCGGCGCTGGTAGAGCAGCAGCTCGACCGCGAGACCCTTGTCCTCGAGCTCCTTGATGCGCATGTTGATGTTGAAGAGCTCGCGCCGCACGTTGTTGAGCTCGCCTTGGGCAGACTCTCTCAGCAGCGTGCCGCGCAGATCGGCCATATCCTTGCTGAGGGTCGCTGTGACCTGCTGGACGTCGCCCGCGTCTGCCTTCTGCGTGTAGAGCAACGGAACTGCCACCATGCAGAATCCGAGACACGCGAGCGCCGCAACGCTCGTATAGGGGTGACGCTTGATCTCGCCCATGATTCCTCCGACGACGTCGCTCATGTGATGATTGCCCTCCGGGGCGTTGAAGCTAGATGCCGAGCTCGACGAATCTTTCGACGCAGCTCGCGACGATCTCTTCGATGTCGGAGTCGGGGAGTTCCTTCGGACCATCGTCGTCCTCGAGCCTGGCTCGCAGCTTCTCGTTCTCGTGCAAGGCGATGCGCAAGGCCAACGCCGCGTACTTCTGCGACAGGTCGGCATCGATGTTGAGGAAGGCTCGCTTCGCCCAGACGATCTCTGGCGCGTCCTGGCCTTCCTTCGACGTGGCGATCTGCAGTGCTCGCTTCTCGATCGCGCTCTTGAAGCGAGCCAGCAGGATGGGATCGGTCTGCAGGGTTTGGATCCGATCGAATCTCCGCATACGCTTTCCCTCAGGTGCCATCGATGTGCCCGTGGCTGACTGCAACGGTGTTGGTGGTCGCGGTGCGGCCGATGTTGTCCGTCACCACGCAGCGCACCGAGACCGAGATGTAGATCTGATCCGCTGGATCTTGCGTGGTACGCACTTGGCAGCTCTGCGACGTGCTGTTGAGCAGCGTCGGCGTGCCGTCCGGGTCGTCCTCGGAAATGATCGACCAGGCGTAGGTGTACGGCGCGGTGCCACCGCTCGGCGTCGCCGTGATGTTGTTGCTGGTGATCGTCGTGGCGTTCGCCGTCTTCACGGTGGGTGAAGTACCAGCGGCGGTCGCGGTAAACGACGGCGTGCGCGCGATCGAGACCGGCACGTCGACGATGTAGGTCTGGGCGGCGCTGTCGGTGACCGTGCAACGGGCCACGCCCGATCGCGTCTCCGGATCCCCAAGACTCGTGGCGCTGAACGTTGTCGCGGCCGCAGTGGCGCTGGTAATCGAGATACCGGATCCACCGCTCGCCCATGTCCAGGCGTAGGTGTACGGGGACGTCCCGCCATTCGGCGTGACCGTGACGCTGTTCGTGGTCTGGCTCGCGCTGGTGCTCGAGCTCGAGGCAGTGCCGGGCGAGGCACTGGCCGTCAGCGTGGCGGAGACGCCGAGCGCGGCGCCGGCGACGCCTCCGCTCGAGGGAACCCAGTCCGAGGTTTGACCCGCCTTCTTCGCGCGCACCCGAAAGTAGTAAGTCGTGGTCGACGTGCGATCGATATAGGCCTGGTTGTCGGTGCCGTCGTAGACCGTGGTGGCCGATGACATATCCGAGTTGGTCGAGGCCTGCACCTCATAAAGCACGCCTTGCGTCGACGAGCGAGTCCAGCGGAAAAGGACGGCGTCCGCTTGGGGCACCGTCACCGGATCTGTCGGCGCCGCCGGCCGTTCTACCTGGCGAATCAGAGCCACGGCGTTCGGCGTGATGTAGTCGGCCGTTTCGATCGGCACGTACACGCTTGCAGCGTCTGCCTTCGCGGTGATCACGACGCGGCCGGCTTCCTCGGTGAACTCGAGCTGTCGCTCGATTACACGGAACACGCGATTCGTCCACCCGAAGGTGGAATGGCTCAGCTGGAAGGTTTCCCCGGGCGCGATCTTGAGCAGGTTGAGCGCGCCGCGAATGTTGATGATCCGCATCTGCCGCGACTTTCGCAGCTCGATCTCGCAGAGCCTCTGCGCGCGGTACTTGTCCACGCACCCCCGAAGAATGATCTCCTTCGGAATGAACTCGCCGCCGTCTTGGTCCTGGTAGGTCGATTCGGTGCGGAAAGGCGTCGTCTGCTGGATGTACTGATTGGCCTCATCGATGAAGATGCCGGCGACTGCGTTGTATCGGTCTTGGTCGTCGCTCGTGTCCTGGATCTCGATCGGCGCTTCCTCGAGCGTGTACAGGTCGTCCTGCGTGATCGTGTGCAGGGGCGTGTCGTAGCCGCCCGCATACACCCGCCACTGCCCGTGTGGATAGACCGCATAGCCGGCCATCGACTGCAAGATCGCCTCGAGGATTTCCCTCCGCGTCTCGCCCGTGCTCACCTCGAGGTCGTTGTTCCACGTGGCCTGGTCGCCGTCCGGTGTGGTGTATGCGCCGGTGAGCTGCGTATCGCATACGTTGGCCGCGGCCGCGAAGTAGCTGTCCGCGATGCGCGAGTCGGCTTCCTGGAAACCATACCGGACGAGCCTGCTTCCGGTGTCGTTTACCACCGAGCCGCCGGAGATGTAATGGCGTGCGTGCAGCGCGGGGTTTCGAGTGAACTCCCACGTCGACGGATTCGTGCGCCGGTGCGAGCCGCTGCCGCCGTTGGTCGAGTCCTTCCGAGGGTCGTAGCAAAGCGCACCCTCGATGATCGCGGTGACGTTCTGCGGCGCGCCGCTCGGCCACTTGTCCTGGTCGCGCAGCATCTTGATGTGCACGTAAGTGACGCCGCGCAGCCGGTGCGACGAGCTCCACGTGAACGGGAAGGCAGTGATGAGATCGCTGTCAGCGGTTTGCGCCGAAGTCCCGAGGTATTTCCAGATCCAGCAAACGCCGGCGAGATCGCCCACGGTGACGGCTCCGCTGCCGTCAATGTGGCTCTCCATGATCCGGAACTTGTCGAGCCAGATATCACGGATCGCGTTGCACTGATGGCCAGCGAACGCGACCACGTAGTGCAAGTACTCGTTGTCCGTGCCGGACGCGCCGAAGAACACGATCGCTCCGCCGCAGCGGGTCCGCCCGAAGATCAGGCGCCGGTTCTCGGTGGTGTTGCGCACCGTGACGTTGACGGGCGGCGGACCGCCGGCGCCGCGGCGCGCGCGCGATCGCGCGAGCAGTCCGATTGCGACGTTGACTAGGATCATGCGCACGAGCTGCGCGACGACGGCCTTGGAGGCCAGGTAGACGCCGATGGCCTTGATGGCTGCGCCGAATCCTGCACCCATCAGAGCCTCCAGCGGGCGATCGCGCGCGACATCGACGGGAACACAAGGCCTCTGGGGCCAGGCGCTGCGATGCGGGCACCGACGCAGACGCCCGCCACTTGGCGATCGTCCTCGTCGAGGAACACCACGGCGTCGCCGGCGATCGCACGAATGGGGGCCTCCTGAGGCTCACCCAGGGCGTGCGTGACTACGCCCACCATGTCCCCGTGGGTCGCGATGATGGCCTCGGCTTCCTGCTGCGACGCGTACGCCGGGAAGAGATGCCGAAGATCCTCGTTGCGCAGCGCGAGGATGACCTCGGCGAGGAATTGGCAGCAGTCGCTGGATCCGTAGACGAGCGGCCGCTGGCGCCACGCATCGATCACTGCGTTGAGCGCGATCACGCGAGCGGTCAATGCCTTTGCCTCGTGTGGTCCCAGGCCGGACCGCCGCTGTCGCCGGTCACACCATTGATGGCGCCGATGCCTGCAGACACGCGCTGGCCGCCCCAGAGTACTTCCTTCGTCTCGATCCCGGGCACCTCACGAAAGCCTAGGTCCCCGCTGAAGAACTCCTGCGCGTGTTCGTGCGTCCACCGATAGCCATCCGTGAGATTCATGATCGCCAGGCGGTGCTCGGCGGAGATGCTCACCTTCGGCTCGGGGCCGTCGACGCGGCGGATGACGCCCATGCGCCCTTCCCAGTTCACCTCTGGATCCGCGACGAGCTGCAGCGTGTCGGGATTGACGAAGCCGATGTACTCGACAACGGATCGACCGAAGGATGCGTCGATGTCCTCTTCGCTGATCTCCGACGGAGAAATCAGGTCGGAGCCGCTCAGCGCGAAGTGCTTAGTCTCGGAGACGAGCCGCGCGTGTTCAGGTGGTGTGTTGATCTCGCCGAGGTCACCGACACCGCTGTACTCGGCACCATTGAAGGTGATGGTCCCGATGCCAGACCACAGTCGCGTATGTTGGCTCTGGAAATCGAAGTCGACAGCGAAGAACGCCATATAGCGGGTCTTCTCCGCCTCCGACTGATTCGCGGAATCCTCCCACCAGGTCATGCGTTCGCCGACTCCTCGAAGTCAATCGACGCGGTCGAGAATTTCCCGGGCTCGGTGAGCCAGGACGGAATCTCGCTCACGCACCGCATGCGGGCCAGCGGGTTGTGCAGGATCACCGGCCAGTTGTCGGCGATCTCGTTGTTCACCGGCTGCGACAGGAACAGCGTGCCGAGGCCCGCCGCATCGGAGTGCAGCGGCGAAACCAGCTGGCGGCGCATCACGAGGCCGTTGGAGTTGAACTCCACCCAGTCGTTGACCTTGCGAATGTTCTGCGTGCTCACCGGCAGGCCTTTGAGCTGGATCTCGGTGCCACGCTGCGCGTTTCCAATCGGAGAGGCGGCCCCCGCGGTCTCTATCAGCCTCACCGGCACCGGAGAGTTGGCGAACGTCGCGCGCCAGGCGTGAATCGTGGAGCCATTGCCGAGGTAGCTGTTGTTGGAGATGGAGTTCGCGATGTAGATGGCCGGCGAGATGGAGGTGTCGCTCGAGGTCTTCCGCGCGATGACGCAGAGATACCACCAGCCATTGCCGAGATCTCGCGAGTAGGCACGCTGATTGAGCCAGCCCGAGCCGGTCGGTCCCGTGGCCACGGCGCCCGTGGTCAGGTTGAAGTACGTGCCCACACTTCCCGTCGCATGGTTCATTACCAGCTGGACGAAGCCGCGCGTGCCAGCCTTCACGGCGACAGCGAAGCAGTACGTGCCGGCCGCGGTGCCGACGGCTACCGCTTGGTCCCGGACGTGGTTGCCGTTGTTCGTATCCTCGACCAGCGTGTCCGCCGTTGTCGTGCCGTCAGGCGCGACCACTGCATTCGCCGACACCGAGGCAATTCCATCAGCCGGCAGCGTGCCCCACGCCGCGGTGTTGTCGAGCTCGTCAGAGCGCAACAGCAGGTTCGTACCGGCGTCGATGAGGGCGCAGGGCGCGAACGACGCGAAGTCGATCTCGAAGAATTCGCCCGCCATCGACTCGCCTGGCTGGATGTTGTCGAAGTAGGCAGTGATCCCCGACGTGTCCGAGGCCATCACGCCATTGACCGAATAGCCAGGCGCGGTGAGATAGCTCGACTCACCGGTGGACTTGAACGAGATGGCGTTGCCGGTGACGTTCGGGTTGATGTTCGCCACCCCGCGCACGCGGCGCGCGTGCAGGCGGAACGCGTAGGCCTGCCATTGCACTGTCGCGCCGACGGTCATCGACGCGAAGTGATTCACGCCGAGGGATCCCGGGTTGGACGTGCGAAGCACGCGCAGGACTCCATCGGAGACGCTCAGCGAGGCCTCGCTGCCGGCGGACAGTCCCGTGGTGCTCGAGAACTCGGTGTTCGGCAGCAGCTCCGACGTGGAGTAGGAACCACGCGGCGAGTAGCCGGGATCCGCGATCAGGGCGGTGTTGATCGGGCCGCGAAGTTCAGCGAGGAACGCGAGCAGCTGCGCGCGCAGCTGCTCCGTGGTGATCGAGAAGTCGATCGTGCACGACAGGCGATCGCCGCCGAGAGCCCGAGCCTTGGTCTTGCCGGTGTAGACGTTCGCCGTCTGCGCGGCCGCGGGGATCGTGCCCCATCGAATGCTGCGGATCGGGATTGTCGGCGGTAGATAGACGTCCATTAGATCGCGTACCTGCCACGCTGCAAGCCGTCGATGATGTCGGCCTTGAGCGCCTCGTTCGACTTCTTCAAGACCTTCGGGAACTCCTTGATGAAATCGGCCGTGGGATTCTGGTTGATGATGGTCTGCTGGACATGGACGGAGGTCCCGCCCATGCCTCGAGGGACGAAAGTGCCAGCGGAGTCGGGCACGAAGAGCTCGGGCTGCGCGCCTTTACCGATCGCATACACCTGGCCTGGATTACCGCGGCCGCCGCTGTCGCGTGTTCCGCCGAAAATGGCGCTGAGCCAGCCCATGTTTCCGGACGAGCCGATCGCTCCGAGCGCCGTATCCAGGAGATTCGACATGCCGCGGCGCGCGACTTGCGCGAGCCAATACTCGAGGAGCTCGTCGACCCCCTGCTTCCCGTTGTTCACCCAGTCGTCCCAGCCGTTCATGAACGTGTCCTTCCACAGCTGGCCCATCTCGCTGAGCTTCTGCTCCTGGTCGATCTCGAGGTCCTCGAGCGCGTCACCCACATTGTCGAAATGGTCTTCCACGCTGTCCGCCAGGCGGCCGGCGCTGTCGTCGAGCGCCTGGTTCATCTCGGCGAAGGCTTGCTGGGCCTCCATCGCTTCGCGCGCGATGCGATCGCTGTTCGCTTCCTGCAGCTGCAGGCGCTCACGTTCCGCGGCCGCCGTGCCAGATCCGCCGGTGCCAAAGCCAGGCACCGCCGGCGCGGCCCCACCACCGACACCCATGTCGCGCATCGACTGCTGGAGCGACAGCTCGCGAAGCTGCTGGAGCCTCGCCTGTGCAGCGGCACGCTGCTCGGGCACGTTGGGACCCCTCATGTGTTTGAGGCGTTCGATCAAGTCTTCTTGGTCGGCGATCTGCTCGTTGACGTCCTTCGGAAGCCCGGACAGACGATCCATGGTCCAGGAAAGCGGGCTCGCGACCTTCGACACGAGCGTGGTTGCGAAGGCATCCCACGAGGCCGTCATGCGCTTGATGGAATCGTCCATCTTTTGCATCTTGGAGAGCTGCTCATCGCTGAACGCGTAGCCGATGCGCTCGGCTTCTTCGCGGGCCTTGCGTATGCCCTCGGCCCCTTCTTCGAACATCGGCTTCAGGTTCGCGCCGGACTTGCCGAAGATCTCGGTCAGGGCACGCGTGCGATCTTCCTCGTCGCCGAGGCGTCGAACGCCATCGGCGATGAGCTCGAGTTGCTCGTCGGCGTCGAGGCCTTTGAGCTTCTCCGCGCTTAACCCGATCGCCTCGAGGGTCTCGATCTGGCCCTTGCTGCCAGAGGCCGCCTGGGAAATGGTGACCTGCATCTTCTTGAGCGAGGTCGAAAGATCCGTGACCTCGACGTCCGCGAGCTTCGCGGCGTATGCCAGGGTGGAGAACTCCCTGCCCTGCATGCCGGCATACTTCGCGCCGTTGGCGAGAGCGTCGGCCATTTCCGCCTGCTGGCGGGCGAAGTTGGCGACGACGGCGATGCTGATGCCACCGAATGCCGCGCGCCAGGCGCCGGCAGTTTGATCGGCGGCTTTCTTTCCCCGTTGGAGCGCGGAGTTCCAGGCGGCCGCGGTGGCGTCTTCGCCCTCGATCCGGACTTTAGCCTTTGCCACCATTGGTCGTTTCTCTCGCCTCTGAGTACAGGGCTGAAATGCGCGTCATCGCGCCGAGGTAAATTGCCGGTTGATCTAGCAGGCCACCGGCGATGAGCAGGTGGCCATCGCTCCACGCCGAGTAGAGCTGCATCCACATCAGGGAATCACGGGTGATCAGTCGTCGCGGGCAGACGCGGCTGCGAAACTCGTCGCCCAACGTCCAGCGCTCAAAGGACATCTCGCCATCCACACACCCGCATTGCTTGCAGGGTGCCCACTCGGGATCCACGGCGACGTGGACGGCGATTAGGAGTTTTTTACTTCCGGATCTCCCAGCTGGGCGCGGCGGAACAATTCCATCGCGATCTGCTGCTGCCACTCGATCCAGTCGGGATCCGCGACGGTGCGCGCCTCGCGCTTCGCCGCGTCGCTGAACTCGGACGGCAATCCGCGCCAGCCAACGACGGCGTAGTCGAAGGCCTCGAGCACACCGTCGACACCCATGCGCATCTTCCGTCGCACGGTGTAGATGTCGTCGCGCATGAACATGAAGGTCCGCTGGTCGAGCGGCTTCAGCTGGAACTCGACTGCCGACGCTTCGTTGGGCTGGTGCGCCGGCTTGAACCAGAACGGGTTGAATAGTTTGGACATGGGTTACGTGAAGATGAGGCTGACTTCCTGGTCGCTCGTCGAATCGTCGACGGCGATCGGGATGCGGCGCAGGCGCAGGCCATCCGCCTCCTGCGGTTCGGTGTCGGTGCAATACGTGGATCCCGACGGCGTCGTGAGGCGCACGCGGTTTCCGCCCGTGGCGCCAACGATGCCGGAGTCGAACGCGAACCGGGTGCCGGCCGACAACAGGCCGTCGACATCGATGACCGAGTCGAGCTCGGACTCGATCACGATCTCGCCGGTGACGTCGCGGCTTGTGATGATCACGTCGCCGTATCCGTCGGCGGCCGCCACCGAGGGAGGCATCGCGATCACGTTGTTCAGGCTGAATTGCCAGGCCCTCGCGATCACCGAAACCGCGTTGAACGCGATCGCCGTGCCGATCACCGCACGCGGTACCTGCGAGTTGTAGGTCGGCGACGGCTGCGACTGGTCGGTGGTCTCATCGTAGTGACCGACGAACTCGAACCGGAGGAGCGGGATCCCGCCAGCGTCCGCGACGAAGACCCACGTGCCGCGGCAGCCACGCAGGATGTGCCGCTTCCGGCCGCCTTCGAACCAGTAGATGGTGCCGGACTCGTGGCCAGTCGAAACCGGCTGGTAGGTCACGGACGTCGAAGCAACGACAGTCTCGTCCATGGCGCAGGCCTTGAGCAGCGGACCGATCTCCGGCGCCGTGCCCGCGGTGCCGCTTCCCTTCACCTCGCATTCGAAGGTGATGCGCTTCAGCTGCCCGCCGTAGACCTTCTGCAACTGGCCGGTGCTGCCGCGAACCGCGGCGCGATCGTTCATGCGAAGGCCTTCGCTTCGGAGCTGCACATCGCGCACCAGGATGGCGTGCGTGGCCGCGGCCGGAGTTGGATCCGTGCCGTAGACACTCTCGGTTCTGAAAAGCAGTACGTCGTTCGATTTTCTGAGGCCGCCCATTGTCGAGCTCCTATTCCGGGTCGGTGATGTTCATGCGGTAGTGGACGAACCATCGGCTCGTGTATCGGCCGGCGAGCATGTCGCCGGCGCTCTGAATCTCTGCGGCGCCGGCGCCGCCGTAACGCGTGTCAATGACGAAGTCGAGCGCGAGGGCGCGGTCGGCCATCAGGGCGCGATGCACGATCGCGCGAATCTTCATGAGGTGCTTGACGAGGTCCGGCTCATCCGCCTCGCGGGCAAACGCCGTGATCTCGATGGTCAGCAGCGAATCGTAGAAGGCGATGTTCGAGGCACCGTCGTCATCAAGCGGTGCGTCTTCTCCCACGTCGACGGAGATCGCCGGCAGCTCCTGGTCGCTCTCGGAAAGCGAGTTGCGGCGATGTTTGAACACCGCGAACGCGGTACTCGGCACGAGCTCGACCACCTGGTCGATGATCTGTTCGGCGCGGTGGGTCATTGCTTGAGCAGCAGCACGGTCTCGCCGGCGCCGTCCGTGACGATGCGCATCACTTTGCGCTTGAACCCTTCCCGCTCGATCAGCGTGTCCTTCCGGATCTGCAGCTCGTCGACGTCGCAGGACCTGCAGGTCAGCGCCGGCGCCGTGCCTTCGACTTCCGGGCTCACCAGGTTGAGCTGGAATTCTTCATCGAACACGGCCCACAGTGAGCCGCGTTCGGTGGAAAACTCCACGGCACCGCATGCCTTGAGCATGGTGAGGTGCGTCGCGTCGGAGATGCGTGAGGATCTGGGGTGCATAGGAAGTCGGGGCGGTTTCCCGCCCCGCTCTTCTCAGCTCGATCAGGTCTTCGTCGCGTTGCCGGGGGTGAGCTTCACGACGCACGTGGTCTCGGCGTTGGCGCCGGCCACCATCGCGATCGCACCACCGGTGATGTCGCCCGTCGCGGGGGTCGCCGATGAATCATCGAACTCGCCGGCGCCGGACGCCGCCGAGATGTCGAAGATCAGCTTTTCGCCCTGCGCGAACACCGCGGCAGCCACCTTCGGCACGGTGAAGACGCCTTCGATCGCGACCGGGATGGTCTCGCCGCTGGCGGTGGCCGCCTTCAGCGCCACGCCGAGGGTGTGACCCATGACCACCACGGCGCCGGACGCCACTGCCCCGGCCGTTACGAAATTGAGCACGTCGCCTCGGGCGACGTAATTGATAGACATTGAAATCTCCTTCAGGGAGTCCGCGGAATTGCGGATTATCAGAATCAAAAAGCAGACGGCCCGCCGAAGCGGGCCGTCAGGTCATCAGTGCAGACGTCTGCACTCGCGCAGGATCAGGCTCCGACGTTCTTGTAACCGCCGCGCCAGTCGCCGTTGCCCACGCCGTAATCCAGGCGCACCTTCAGGTCGAGGGCATCGGTCGAGAACTCGATGCGCTCGTCGATGAAGGGTTCCTCGACGCCGTCGAGGAACACCACCTCGAGGATCGGCACGTCCAGCGGATTCGCCAGCAGGTACCAGGACAGGCCGGAGTTCAGCCCATCGATCACCGGGTCGCTCACCACTTCCACGCGGTCGGCGTGCACGTTGATGATTGCGCTGTTCGACTGACCATCCTTGGTCCGGGACTTCACGATCTCGTTCGCGAGATCCTCCTTGAGGACCGAGCAGAGCAACACCTTCGGCTCGATGTTCAGCGTCTGCTTGAGCGCCTTGTCCTTTTGCTTGCGCATCGCGGTGCGGCCCACGCCGATCGACGTCACGCTGATCGCCGTGCCCGAGCTCGTCAGGTTCGCGTGTCCGCCGGGCGTGGTCACCGCGGTCGTGTTGAACATCTGACCCGTGTCAGCCATCGTCGGGCCGTGACCCGAAGACCCGCTGATCAGGTAGGTGAATGCGTCGGAGTTCACGGTGCGCGCGGCAGCCCGGCCCATCTGCATGGAGCGGTTGAGGAAGCCGCCGAGGTCATCGTTGATCAGCATCTGGCGGGTGAACTGGATCGCCTTGCCCTTCGTGCTGGCCGAGGCGTTTTCGTACTCTTCCTTGGTCGTCCCGTAGGTGTACTCACCACCTTCCGGAATCGTGGCAAGGGCATCGAACGAGCCCACCTGGATGCGCGGGTGAACCTTGAAGTCCGACACGCTGCCCTTGGCGAAGCACTTTTTCCAGTTGTGCGCGAACTCGCCGTAGGCCTTGCGCAGCACCTTGCCGGCCGTGTTCGACAGCAGGTTCGGGAAGTCGCTCGTGGTGTGCGTGGCGAAGACGCGCGACGCGATCTGCGAGCGCGTCAGGCCGGCCACCGTGATGTTGGCGCGGCGAAGCGAGGCGACCGCCAGGTCGGCGATACCCATGCCACGGAACTCGTTGCCGGCTTCCGGCTTGGCGAGACCCGCGCGCACGAGAATCGCGTTCTCCGCACCCGCGAGGAACTTCTCGCGCTCGTCCTGCGTGATGACCACGGCGCCGGCGCCGGCGGCCGGAGTTGCACCTTCACCGAGCTTCGCGAGCAGCTTCTGCTGCGCGACTTCGGCCGTGCAATCCTGATCCTCGAGGCACGCGTCCAGCAGATCGCGATGCAGAGTCGCGAACTTTCCGAACGCGGTACGGATCACCGAACGTCGCTCCGCTTCCGCCTTGCGGGCCGCGGCGACCGCGGCCGCTTCGGCCTTCTTCAAATCGTCGGCGGTCAAAGCCGACGCACCTTTTGGCTCCATCTCTTTTCTCCTGGTAGCGTCGGCGGATGCCGACTTGATAAAACTTGCAGCGATGCGCAGCGACTGTTTGTCCGCCGCGACACGAAATTTTTGGCCGAGTGCGGCCACGCGCTCCCGGAAGGACGCTTTATTCTCGTCGTCCTCCGCAGCGTCGCCGACGGTTTCGTCGGCAAAGCCCTTCTCGACCGCGGCGGAGGCGCCGTACCACGTCTCCGCGTCCAGAATGGACTTGAGCTCCTTACGCTCAAGGCCCGTCTGCGCTTGGTAGATGTCGATCATCGACTCGGCGACCTGGTCGAGCATGTCGGCGACCTCTCGAAGGTCGTCGGCCTCACCCATGGCGATCGTCCAGGGGTTGTGGATCATGAACATCGCACCGAGCGCGATTTGGATGTTCGACCCGGCCATCGCGATGATCGACGCACCTGAGGCCGCGAGTCCTTCGACGAGCACTTCGATCTTCGCGCCGTGTCCCTTGAGTGCGTTGTAGATGGCGATCGAGTCGAAGACCGCGCCACCTGGGCTGTTGATGCGCACGAGAATCTCGTCGACCTGACCGAGCGCCTCCAAGTCCTTTGCGAACCGGCGCGACGTCAAACCGTCGCCATACCAGTTCTCGCCAATCGGCTCGTGAATGAGGATCTCCGCGCGCTTGCTGCCCGCGGCCTGGATCTTGATCGTCATGTCTACTCCTGCTCGGGCGGGTTGCCCGGGGGATTGGTCGTTTCGTCTTCCCGCGCGGCGCCGCTCGACTTCTGCGCGCCACCGTCGCCAATTGGCTCGATGCCGAGACGCTCGAGCTCGGCGGCGTCGCGGACAATTTCGCGATTTACCTGGTCGGGGTTATCTCCCCGCGCGCGGATCACCTTGCTGCGCGAGGTTATTGCCCACTTCATGGCCGTGACCTGCGCCTCGATTTCCTTCACCGGATCGATCCACGGCATCGAGGGGCCAGTGTGCGTGCAGTCGTAGAGCGTCCGCTTGTTGACGCCCGGAGGCAGCTTGAGCACGCCGGCGGCGAGCGATGCGTCGACGAAGCCGTCCCACACGGGCTGGCAGAAGCGATAGACGATCGGGCCGGCGAGCATCTGGTAGATCTCGTCCTGCTCGACGAGCTCCTGGCGCTGCGCCGAGTACGTGCCGTTGTAATTCTTCGAGATCGAGGAGAACGACGCGCCGGTGCCGGAGGCTGCAGCGCGCAGCTGCGAATCGCGAAACGGTATCAGCGCGTTGTTCGGGCGCTTGGTATCGATCGTCTGAATTGACTCGCCAGGCTGCAGGTCGTCGAAAATGAGGCCCGCTTGAAACTCCATCTCTCGAGGGATCGGATTGCCCTGGCCGTCCGTCTCCTCGGGCGCCTCATAATCCTGCCCCGCTCCCTTCACGATCGCGGCCGCCATCGATGCGGCCACCCGCGCAGCTACTCGCTCGGCTTCATCGATTTCCTTGACGTCATCGAGCCGGTTCAGGACGTTCGCGAACACTGAGACGCCGCGCAGCTGGTGCAGTCGCTTGCGGAACGCGAGGTGCAGCATCTTGTCGGCAGTGATCACTTTGCGCTCGGTGGTTAGCGCAATTCCGTTGTCGCCCGGATGCTGCTTGTAAACGTGGTACGCCTTCGGGCGACCCCACTGGGTTACCTCGATGCCCTGGATGATTCCCTTCGACGGATCCGAGTGATCGAGCGGCACGAAGTCCGACTCAAGCGCTTCGATCGAGAACGGAACGATCGTGCCGTGATCGAGCCCAGGCGCCGTGCCAAGAATCAGCTGCGCGAAGACCTCGCCGTCACGCAGCCACGAACGCGCTGCGAGGCGCTGCAGCGAGTAGTAGTCGTGCTGCCACGTCACCTCGGGGCGGAATCGCCAATCCTCGAACAGATCCAGCAGCTGCCGATTCACCTCGTCCGCGGGCTTCCCGTTCTCGAGCAACACTTGCGGCTCGGGCTGGATGCCACCGCCCACCGTGCGTGCAACAAGCACATCGAGGATTCCCGACGCGATGTCGTGGTTTTCGTCGAGGTGCCTGGCCTGCGACCGGATCGGCAAGGCGGCCCGCTCGTTCTGAGCGTTGGCGCTGCGCCGGTCGTTCCGCCACTTGTGCAGGCGGCTCGGGTCTGCGGCCTCGTAGAACGCTTTCACGCCGCGCTCGTAGCGCATGCGCTGCAGGGCCCACTTAGGCGAAATCTTGCTGATGACGTACCGGTCGAGCCAGCTCATCAGCAGCCCCTGAACGAAGCGCGCTTCATGCTGAGACGCGAATCGCCGGCCGCGATGCGGGACTTCTCCGCCACGATGCCTCGCCAGTAGTTGATCAGCTTGATCACGTCTTCGGCGTTTCGATACGTGACCGTGCGTCCATTGACCGTGACGCTTCCGATCGATCCCGATGGATCGGCGATCTGCGCCTGGATCAGCGCGTCGAGCACCTGCTGAGCTTGTGCGAGCGTGATACCACTCATCGGCGAAACCATCCTTTTCGTGGGAATCGACCACCACCCATGCGGGTCGGCGGCCGCGGCGCCGGCGTTCGCGGCGATTCCGCGACTGCCGGCTGTTCGGTCGCGGCCTGCGCCTCGGCAGACGCAGCCTCTTGTTCAATCGTTACGGGCGGCGCCTTCGTCGTGCGACGCACGCGCCCCGTCGCGAGCTTGTGAAGGTGCTTCGGACCACCGCGCCCTAACATCGCGGCATACGCGTAGATCCAGCAGTCTTGGGCTTCCTGCCGAATGTCGTTCGACTTCGGCTCCCAGACCAGGATCTGCCGGCCCTTGTGCAGCTTCGGCCGGGCTCGCTCACTGGTGAGCTGCTTGCAGAATTCCTCTTCGACCGACGCCGGCAAGTGAATGTAGCTAGGGCCTGGTTCATTCACGTGGCGCAGGCGTCCGTACAGGATCGCCTTGATGGTGTCGACGCCGAGCACGTACACGCTCGCGCGAGACTTGCCTCCGCGCCGAACCTTCTTCGGCCAGGCGAGCACGCCAGGCCCGCCGCGGCCCTTGATCGCATACACGCGACGGCGCTTGCGCGACACCACGAAGTCGTACACGCGTTGCGTGTGGTGACCGCCGGAGTCGATGCACACAGCTTCGATCGCGAGCTCGCGGCCGTCGGCCGTTACGAATCGCGAGAGCAGATGTGGATCCACGTCGTTCTTCCAGAACGCGAGGCTGTCCGGGTCACCACGCACAATGATCTGCTCGAGGATCCAGTTCTCCTCGTCCGCTCCCCAGCCGTTGAGCTGGATCTCGACGCGATCGTCTTGGGTGTCGACTCCGGCGGTGATCAGCAGCACCCCTTCCGGGATGCTCTTCAGGTTGTACGTTTCACGTCGCTCGAGCAGTGAGCCGTGCTCGACCGTCTGCCCGCCAGTCTCTTCCCACGTCTCGGCGAGCGACGTGTTGGTGAAGGTCTTGAGCTTCTCGGGATCCTTCTTCGCCTCGAGGAACTCGCGCACCAGCTCCGGCAATCGCACGAACGTCGAGGCGATCGCGTTGATGTGGTAACTGCGAATCCCCTTGAAGGGCTTCTGCGCGCGCCACTCGCCGAGCATTGTCGCGGCCCAGCGCTCGACGTCCGTCCACAACACGCCGCAATGCTCGCAGCCGTAGCGCGCGGTGTCCGGATCCGCGGGATCGAACTTCACCTGCGCCCATTTGAGGACCTGAAACTCTTCGCAATGCGGACACGGCACCCACCACTGCCGCTCGTCCCCGGTCTTGTGCCGCGCATCGATCGCGCTCGCGCCCTTGATCGTCGGTGTTGACCCACCTCCGATCTTGCGATTCCAGAAGGCCTGCGTTCGCTTGATGCCGAGGCTCAACGGATCGCCCTCCGTGCCGGCGCTCGGCGGATACCGGTCGATCTCGTCGGCGAGAAAGATTCGGATCGGATGAGCCGCGAGGCCCGCCGGCGAGTTCGCGCCGGACAGAATCAAATGCCCGCCCGGAAACTTCTTTCGCAGCAGCGTGTTGCTGCTGTCGCGCGTCTTCGCGTCCGAAAACTTCCCGCGAAGCTTCGGCGTGTCGCGCGCCATCGGTGCCAGGCGCGTCTTCGAAAAGTCCTCCGCGACCTGCAGCGTCGGCTGCGCCAACATCGTCGGCGACGGATCCTGATCCGCGAAGTAGGCGATGACGTTTTCGAGCGTCGTGGTCCAGGCGACCTGCGCGCTCTTCATCACCCAGATCTCGGACGTCTCCGGATCATTGAACGCATCCATCCACTCGCGGGCCCACGGCACGCGGTTGGTGCTGAACTGACCAGGCTCTGCAGCAGTCTCGCGGCTCAGTTGCCGATACGCGTCCGCCCATTCCGAAACCTTGAGCCGCGGGGGCGGTTTAAGTGTCGCCGCCCTTTTCTTCATCATCAGCGCGAAGTTGCGCCGATGCTGTTTCGTCGAAATGCTGAGCGAGCTCGGCAAGGATCCTCTCGAGCTCGATCTGGATGGTGTCTCGAGCTGCATTCGGATTCGCCGGGTTCACCAGAGGCGCGAGCTTCGTGGCCGCGCTCAGCAATTTTTGACGGAAGGACACGAGCGCCCGCTCGAGGTCCTCGCCGACCAGGTTCGCGTCGAGCAGCTCGCCGCGGCGGACCTCGTTGTCCATGGCCGCGCGGTCCGCCTGCTCTTTCGCGAGGCGCGCCCGCTCATCGTCGAGCTTGAGCGCACCGTCATCGCCTTCGACCAGATGACCGAACACCCGGGCCAGGCGGTACTTGCGGTGCTGTCGACCCGCCTGGTCGGTCTCGTTCTCGTCCGGCTCGAGGCCTTCCAGGCGCTTGGCCATGGTCCGCCGATCGACGTCGAGCTCGACCGAAAGCTCGCTCACCGTCCAGAGCTTTGCCTGCATGGCCATGGGTCAGGGCTGGTGGCGCATAGGCGCCCCCAAATCTAGCGACTTTTTGCGCGCCGCTGGCCACCCACCCGTAAAGGGCCAGGAGGACCCGTGATCAGCCGGGCCCTCGCTTGAATGGAAACTAATGCGTGGTAACACTCGCTCTCCGAATGCCTTGTCCTAAAGGCTCGGCGAGCGGGCCTTGTCACAAACTGTCACGGCCCGTTGAGTTCTGCGGGACGCACCGATCTCGTGCGTGCCGCATCGAGCGCTGCATGCACATCTGCCGTACCCACGTGCAGGTACGCCTCGGTTTGCTCAAGCGAAGCGTGTCGCATGCACTTCTGGACGACGCCTGGCGAGACCCCGATAGCGTTCAATCGGGCGGGCAATCCATGCCTGAACGCGTGCATCCCGGCATGCCTCAGACCCAGTCGTTTCAGGGTGGGTCGCAGGTGCCGCACCCGTACGTTGTCTGCCCTCAATGGCTTCCCATTGCGGGCGATGAACAGCAGCCCCTGACTGTTCGCCTGCCAGCGACCCCGATATGCGGACAGGATCTCGGCGAGCTCGGGGAGGATGGGTACATCCGCCCTCGACGTGACTGTCTTCGGCAGCTGCAGCTTCCCGAGTACTGCCGATTGGCGGACCTTGATCACCTGGGCACCGAGATCGATGTGCTCCCAGGTGAGGCCGAGCGCCTCGCTGCACCTCAGCCCTGCATACCCCATGACAGCCCACAACGTGCGCCACGGATCCTCGCTGCCCTCGAGCAGCAGGATGAGCTCCTGGTCTCCGATGTTCCGCTTGTCACGACCAATGGCCGAGGCCTTAGGCAGCTTGATCGCTTTCCGGTCGATCCGATGCACGGCAAACCCATCACGCCGCGCCTGGGCGAGCGCCTGCAGCAGGATGGCCAGGATGCTGCGGATCGTTTCACGTGCCTTCGTAGGCGCGATGCGCGCGATGTAGGTCTGGATTCGCCGAACGTCGACCCGCTCGAGTAGCTCGCCTTCGAACTCACGCGCCAGGTGAAAGCCGATCACCGACTTGTACCGTCGCTGCGAGCTCGGCCGCATCAGGGCGACGTGCATCGCGTTGAAGTGCGCCAAGTACTCGCCCACCGTCACCTGAACACCAGGCTCGAGCGTCTCCGGGTTCTGAGACACGAGCCACCGATCGGCCGCGGCGCGAGCTGCAGACTTGCTTCGGAGTAGAGCCTTGTCCCCGATGGTCACGCGCCGTTGCTTCGTCGCGATCTCTCCCGTGCCGCGATCGACTTCCTTCAGCCGCAATCGCAGGTACCAGGTCGGGCCGACGAGCTCGAGATGACCAGATCCGGCACGCATCAGAGCTTGGATCTGCGGTAGTTCATCTCGCGCTCGAACTCGATCGGCCACCGCTCGCGAATCGCGGCCATCACTGCGTTCTGCACCTGTTTGGTCCGGAAGCGCTGTGTGAGGCTGGGGCCGAACACCTTGGCGATCTTCGCCTTTGCCGGGCCCGGTGGATCAGCGTTCGTACGCACGAACACGTGTCCGCCAATGCGCTCCACGATGAACGACTTGCGGCCGCGGCGCATGTAAGCCTTCCGTTGCCCCTTGACCACCGCGAACGTCACGCCCTTGCGCTGAGTGCGCCTTGCGGCCCAGTCACGAAGCGGAATCGGATCGCCGCTCACCTGCAGATCGCGCACCAGCGACCGACTTCCGAAAGGGAACACGATCTCGAACGCGTCCTTTACCACACCGCTTTTCAGCGTGATGCGTTGACGCATGGTCTGGTCAGCCGCCTTCCGGGCGCTGGTCGTGGTGCGCGTGAGCGCGCGCGCCGCGGCCTTGTTGACTTCCTTTTGCTCGCCGGCAAACGACTTGCGCGCGGCCTGAATGTCCAACGTGACGCTGAAGCGTGGAGTGAACATCGAACTCGGAGGCTACTCCGTCCTCACTCGCACCTTGTGCCGCAGTACGCGCGTCTTGCTGTCGATCACCACCGCAATCGGAACGATGTAGTCAACGTCGGCTTCGCCGCCGGTGTACGTCAAAAGAATCTTGTGATTCTCGGAGACGGACACGTCCGCGATCGCCAGCCCTGAGGGAGCGACTTCTCCCGCTTCCGGCGAGGAGATCGGGATGATGCCGTGGCTGCCCGGCGCGATGCAGCGCCAGGTCAATGCGCCGTCCGACACCTCCGCATTGAGCTCCTTGGGCCAAAACGGCTCTCGGGATCCGCTCACACCTCCCGCGCCGTCCTCGGTGCTGGCGATGTAAGCGAAGCCGTTGGCGATTCGTGGCCTGGCGGCTTCGCTTTCCTCGAAAAACTCGTTCGGACGCCACTTCGTGGCCACCAGGTCGTACAGGTTGAGCTCGATGGCCAGCTGCTCATCCGGATGCTTGTACGCATCCTTGAAGTGAGCGAGAGCCGATTCGCCCTGTATGACGAAGAAGACCATCCTCTGCGGCACGGTCTGCGCAGCGCTCTCCGAACCTTCGCCGGCATGCATGCCCGGCGGCTGCATGCCGGGAGCATCCATCCCGGGCGGCTGCATGCCTGCCATGGGTCACCTCAAGGTGTCGTTGCGCAGCTGATGGTGCCGTTGCGATTGCCCGCCGTGCCGGTGATGACCGCGACGATGAGCGGGTCGGTCCCGGTCGCATCTTCGTATGTCGAGGTCCCGCTGCTGGTAGATAGGTCACCACCGACGTACGCCGTGATGGCCCGAAGGGCGCATTCGAAGTTGATCTGACTGCCGGACTGGTCCTCGATGACCATTCCCTTGATGTCGTCGATCGAGATGTCATTGAGCGCCGTGATCGCGGCGAGCGTGGCGTCATCCGCGGCCGTTAGACCAGCACCAGCGACCCCGATGTCATCGGTCTGGGATTCCACAGCGGCGATGTCGGCGGCAAGTGATGCACCGGCGGGCGCGCCCAGCAGCGCGACGACCGCGTCATCGGCAGCGGTTAAGCCTGCGCCGGCGACGCCAATGTCATCGGTTTGCGCCTCGATGTCCGCAAGATTGTCGGCCAGGCTCGCGCCGGACCCGAAGTCATCTGGCGTGCCCACGTAGGTGGCGATATCGGTGAGCGGCTGAAATCTCGTGTCGTCATAGTCGCTGGCGTCAGTGCCTTCTATTGACACGACGTTGGCGTTGATGGCATCGATCGGGGCTGATCCGAAGACCCAGTACGTGATAGTGCCAGAGGGCGTCACCGCCCACTCCGAGACTGTCGCCGTGTCGGTAGACGACACGTAGTCGGTTATCGCCCGCGACTGACACGTGCCCTGCGTGGATCCGCAGGCGAGAACCTGCATGCCGACGACCGAATCGTTGGGGAACGACGCGGACGCATCCAGCTGAATCGTGGTTGACGTGGCCGCCTGGGCCGTGCACCCACCGCGCGCAATCCCGAACTCTTCGTACGCGCCGCAAGTGCGATCCAGGAGCGCTTCGAGACGATCAGCAACGGCCGAGTCACCAGATACCTGGACGACGTTGGCACTCACGGTGTTGGTGACCGCCGTGACCGTGGACAACGTGCCGGTGATGTCCATCGTCTGATTGGGCAGGTCGATGTTGGTGAGCCCAGCACCGGCAGCGCCGATGTCATCGGTCTGCGCTTCGACGGCTGCGATATCGGCCGCGATCGATGCTCCTGCGGGAGCACCCAGCCTCGCGAAATTGTCACCGGTCTGGACGATTGTCGGCGTCATCGCCGAAGTGCTGTCGATCGTCTGGATGAAGAAGACTTCGGTCGTTGTGGCCGCCACCACCACCGCGATGCGCTCGCATTGGAGCTCCGCCGCTGTCAGCGCGATCGAGTAGAAGTCGCCCTCGTCGACGAAGTCGTTCGTCGCCGTGGTCTGGGCGCCCTCGTTGCAGGACACCGAGACTTCGGTTCCACCGTCGGCTTCGTCGACGTCGAGCGTCCCGTCCGTGTTGTAGAGCTTGAAATTGAAGGTCTCCGCCACACCGTAGCGCGCGGTCCACACCTCAGCGCCGGCCTGAATGGAGAGCGCCGCGAGCAGTGCCGCAGCAACGATTCGTTTCAACATGGCTAGCTTCTCCGTCTGCGCAGCAGAGGGTTTGTCGGGCCCGCGGGCGGCACTTCGAGCGCAAGGGTTATGGACGCATTCGCCGAGTTGTTCACGGTGGCCGTGGTCACGCCCACGCTTCCCGCCGTCACGCGCAATCCGTAGTAGATGCCGATGCCGCCGCCGTTGCTCGAGGTCGTTCCGTCGTCAGATAACGGCGATCCACCCGTAAGGTCGGCATTCGCCCAGCCGGAGAAACCGGCGCCGGCGAGATCGTCATCACGCGCGATGATGTTGAACACCACACTTCCGTTCGACGATGTGGTGATCGAGGGTGCGCTTGCGGATGTGCTGGCGACCGTCTTGTTGGACGAAGCGATCGCATCAACGAGATCCGCGAGCGCGGTAGCCGCGTTGAGGCCGCGGATACGAATGATGACGCAGTAACCATGATTCGTCGGATCCGTGATGACCGGCGCCGACATCGCGCCGCTCGTGGCGCGGGCCATGTATAGCGTGAGCGATGTCGCGCCTCCCGCGGCCACAGAACCGCTGGCCACGGCCGAAAAACCGTTCGCTGTGTCCAGGGTGTGATTGGACTCGGTGCTTTCGATCGCCAGGAGGCCGACGTCGTCGGCCTGGTGCGCTGGCCAGTTGCAGGAGAACGCGTTGATCGAGCTCGCCGGCGTGCCGGCAACGACCTCGAGCGCGTGCGCCGGCGCTGCGACGAGCAGCGCGCATACGAGAAAGCTGCGTAGCAGCTTAGCGATCATTGGCGGCCTTCCGGTCGACGTAGTAGTCGAACCAGTCATCGTTGGCCGCGGCCCATTGGCCGAAGTCTTCGTCGTTGGCAGCCGTTGAAGCCAGCCAGTCGAAGGCCTGGAAGCTGTCGCGGTGCGTCTCGTACATCGCATCCACGAAGTCGTCAGAGGACGACTGGTTCTCGCCCTGCATCCATCGATCGATGTACGCGAACGTCGCGTAGTGGTCCCACTCGTCGACCAGGTCGAAAGCAAGGCCAGCGAACACCATACCGACGTGCGGGTGCGAGTCCTGATCGTTGCGATAGGAGTCGTCATTGTTATCGATGCCGCAAGCGAGGCGCTCGGACGGCGTCAGGTGCTCGTAGTCGCGGTTGTTGCCCAGGTTGTTCCGGAAGAACACCGTATAACCGTTGTAGGTCTCACCCAGAGGCACGCTGACATTCGGGCAGCGGCTCGGGTTCGGACCGCCCGGCTCGACGTTGTTCGCGCCGCGCCACGGATCGCTCCAGATGTAGAAGTCGGCGAAGTCGCGCGGAACGGACTTGAGGTTGCTGATCCCCGTGGTGAACAGGTTCAGCATGTTCGAATTGTTGATGAGCTTGCCGGCGATGAGGATCGGCGGCACCCAGAAGCTCGAGTCCGCGTTGCCGCGAGTCCCGACGTGATAGAAGTCGATGCCGAGCTGCACCACCCGGATGAGCAGCGTCTCGTCGATCGTCTTGTCGCTGGCGAGGTAGGTGTAGAGCTCGGACAGGACCTCGCTCACCTCGCGGTGATACCCGTCCATGTTCAACGCCGGATGAATGCCACGGCTGTTGAAGTTCGAACCGAACATGAGCCACGGCCGCTCGATGGCGCGCTTGTTGCGCTCGAGGGCGTTGGCGAACCCGCTCGAGTTCGGGTTCGGCATGCCGGTGGTCGACAGGCGCGGAAGCACCGCGGTGTTGATGCTGCTCGCGTTGTAGAGCGTCTTCGAGGGATCCGCGTACGAGGGGCGGAACGTGCCCACCGGCGGCGAGCTCGAGAGCACGGTGAGGATGGCGGCCGTTGCCAGGTTGACCTTGCTGTCGTCGTTGGCGCCGTCCCACTGGGGGCCGTCGTCGAGCTGCGAGATCGTGGAGATCAGGACGTCGTTCGTGGCCAGCGTGACCGGGAACGCCACGCGCAGGCTCGCGTTGTACGCATACGAGCGGTCATCGAAGCCCTGGCTGCTCGGGACTGCGGGGTTGCGCATCGAGCCATGGCGGCCCGTGATGGGCGTCGGACTGACCGAATTCACGACGACGCCGGCGCCCGGGTTGATCACGAAGTAGTCGCCGTTGACGAACTGGCCGACCTGGTAGGTGGTGTTGAACGTCCAGGTGATCCCGTATTGCGTGACCGAGCTCTGCGCGCTGGTCGCGATATTGGCCGTGCCGTCGTCGTTGGTGATCGTGCCGGTGGCCGTGAACTCGGTGGCGTTAACCGCGGTGCCGTTCTGGCCGCAGTTGTATACGCGCAGGGTGAGTGTCTCGTCCGGCTCCTGGGTGGTGTCCCCATTCACGGTGATCGCGATCGGTTCGGTGGTGGTGCCCGAGTCGATCTGCACCGTCCCGGAGGCCGCGACGAAGTCGGTCGAGGATTCAGCCGTGCCGCCCAACGTCTGGTAGCTGCAGACGATGTTGAAGGCCTGCGACGCCGAGCTCGTCAGCGTGAAGCTCAGGCTGGCGGTGCCGGAGTTGCCCTCGAGGACCGAGGTATTCCCGAGCGAAAGCAACGCATTGACGTCGACCGAGGACGTGGTCGCAGTGACGCCGGATCCAGCCGAGCTCGCATTGCCGGCCGTGTCGACGTCGACCAGGCGGTAGCAGTACGCGGTGTTCTGGGTGCGGCCGGTGTCCGTGTACGTCGCATCGGTGACGTTGTCGGCGATCTGCGCGTAGGCGCCGCAGCCCGACGGCGATCGCTCGACGCGGTAGTAGCTGTGATCGCCGGCGCCGGAGGCCGGCAGGGACAGCGTGACCGTGGTCTGCGTGACACCCGAGACGGTCGGCGCGGACGGCGCGCTCGGCGGCGTGCTATCCGTCTCCGCGAACACCGTGTACGTGACCGGCGCCATGACCGGCTGCGTGAGCGAGATCGCGCTGACCGCCGTGCCCACCACCCCGGGGGTTGCCGCATCGGCACAGCCGAAGAATTCGAGATCGCCAGGCAGTGCGCCCCCGCGGAAGACGTAGTCATCGGCCAAGACGGTGCCGTTGACCGAGATGTCCGCGGTACCGGCCTCGACGTTGATCCGGCCGGTGATGTTGTACGAGACGCCGGCCGAGTAGGCGATCGTGTTGACCGCGGTGTAGCTCGCGTTGTTGCGGGCATCGAAATTGCCCGCGGTGTTCAGCCGGATCGCGACCAGCGTATGTGCATACGCGCTGATGGCCTGCGTGCCGTAGCCGCAGACGTGGTCGATGTTGTTCCCCGACGGCGTGATCGTGAACGCGAAATCGAACATGCCGGTCTGCGCCGGCGTGAACTCTTCAGAGGTCCAGGACAGCGGCGCCGTCGTCGCCGAGGCCTCGCGCAGCGTGACGCTGTTGCCGTCGTTCGCGCCCAGCACGAAGTTGTACGTGCCGTTGGTGTTGGCCGTGCCGGTGAGCGAGGATCCGACGAGCGAGCAGCCGGTAGGGAGCGATCCCGACACGAGCGTATAGGTCAGCGTGTCGTTCTCGGCGTCGTCCGTGACCGTGGTCAGGTCGAGCGCGCACGAGCTCGTCCGTTGGATCGAGCGGTCCGGGATCGACCAGGTGGGCGCGGTGTTCGGCTCGTCAGGCGGCGTCGGCACCACCACGGGCGTCTCGGAGCCCGGGACGCAGATGAGAACGATGGGCGCGGCCAGGGCCGATGTGGCGAAGAGCGTGAGCGCTGTCCACCACGGAGCGGGTTTACGCAACGGAGACTCCTGGAGAGAAAATTCCGGCCACGCACGGCTGCCGAGAAAGGCAAAAAGCCGCACCAGCGGTTACCGCTGACTCAAAAGTTGAGGTGGCCGGAAATGAAACGGCCCGCTGAGGGGGTCTCGCGGGCCGCGTACAGAGGATCAACCAGACATGAAAAACCCGCCACGAGGGCGGGTTGCTTGTGCGAATCCTGCGGGCGCAGGAATCAACACTGCGCGAAACGCTACTCAAAGCGGGACAACGTGTCAACGCTTTCTGACACGCGACCATTCCCAGATGCGCACCTTAGCTCGCTGTAATTGCTTGCGAAACGTCTCCTCGTTCACGTTGATTTTTGCGCATCGATCCGCCCTTGACATGATGCGACCGTCATCGTCGACGCCGGGCACGTATTCCGTGAATACAGCAACGCCTTCGTGTTCAGGCAGCATGATCACCAGGATGTGCGTGAGCGTGAACCACGGGGGCGGGTCTTTGCACAAGATGCGGTGCTGGTTCGTGCGGCCACCGGCGCCGTAGAGGAAAGCCGCGATGCTGTCCGTCGTTGGATATCCCTCGAAGGCGCGGTACTTCCAGATCCACGCGCCCCAGCGCTGCAGGAGCGCGTCAATCCAGGAGCGATCCCGCCCCGGGATGCGGTGCTCGGCCGGCGGGGCCACCACGGTGTCTCGATCGATGTCGACGACGGCGTTCATCGGCCACCTGTCACAGCCAGCGCGCCGAGGCAGGCGATCAGCACCACGCCCAGCGCAACGGCGATCCATATCACCACCTGGCACCACAGCGGCATCGGCAGCGTCTCCACTTCGCCGGCGTCGACCACCTTCCCGCCCTCGCCGAGGATGTGCCACGAGCCATCGGGAAGGATGACCAAATCGCCGCACGTCGAGGTCGGCCAGGCCGGCGCGGTGATCAGGATCCCGGTGGCTTCTTCGTTGTTGGCGATCGCACGCCGGCGCGCGAAGGCATTGGAGCTTTCCTGCCACTCGCGCGCCTCGGCCACGTCTAACCACTGCGTGGCGTTGCGTGCCGATGCATCGAACCGCTCGGCCCTCGGATTTCGCCATGGGTCAGGTTGCGCCCAGATGTAAAAGTCCGTACCCCGAAATTCCCTCGGTATTGTCACCGGAGGCCTTTCGCGTCTTGTTTGGTCCATAACCGCACCTCCACGCCGTAGCGCGCGAGAACTTGTTTGCGTTTGTTGATGCTCGCTTGGGTGTCCCTGCCCTTCGCGTCCCACACTTCGACGGCCGAGCAGCCGCCGGTGAGCGAGACGGGCGCGACTGAGTCATTCAGCGCGACTAGATAGTCCGCCCGGTAGACCACGCCGCCCTCGAGGCGGAATGGCACCTGGCGCAGAAACCATGCGACCTCGCCGGCCTGTTTGCGCAGGCGGATCCAGCAGTAACAGTCGTACTCGAGCTGCGAGTCGAAGACCTCCCCCTCGAGGTGGACCTTCACGTTGCCGTACTTGCTGCGCTTCGCCGGTGTCGTGTTCGACGGTGGCTGCGCGGCGGCCGTCGCCGGTGGTTTGCTCCCGTAGGTGCGCAGCTGCTGTTCGGCCTGGCTGCGCATGTGCACGGGGAGATCGGCGACGCTGGTCACTCGCATCGCGCCTCACGAGCTCGGCGGTTGGCGGCGCACACCGCGGACCAGGCGCGCCAGGCCTTGCGCAGCTTTCGCCGAAAGTTTCTCTGCCGGTAGTAGTCGGGCTGTCGTTTCAGCAGGCGGGCGTGCGCAGCCTTGATCTTGTCTGCATTGCGCGCATTCCAGGCACTCGAGGCGGCCTGCTGGCGTTCGCGGTTGTTAGCGCGCCACCGCCGGCACGCCGCGCGATGCTGCTCTACGTTTCTGAGCCACCACTCGCGTTTTTGCTTGGCGCGCCGCTTCGTGGTCATGCCGCGGCGCTCGCGCGGTCTGCCAAGGTGGGGTTCCGGTAGGCCCGCATCTCGAGCGCGAGTTCGGCCTGAATGTGCTCCTCGATCAGCCGCTGCGACTTGATCGGGACCGGCGGCCGCTCCTGCACCATCGCCCACTCGACCAGACGGTTGATGTGCCCGAGCATCACGGCGCGCAGCTGGTGGTCGAGATCGCCGAACGCATCTCCGCGCTTCGCGCCGCGGATCTCGAACAGCACCGCTTCGGCCACGACGCAGTTCGCCCCAAACACACGCCACCACCGGCGTCGCTCGATCTCGTCGTACGGCGGTGGCTCCTCGATCTTTGCACGGCGCCCGCCGCTTGGAGGCGCAGGCGGCGCCGTGCTCTTGGAGTCCTTAAGGTGAGTAGGAAGAGAGTCCCCTGACATTTTTGCAGGGGTTCCGGGTACATTTTTGTCAGGGTTCGAGGACAAATTTGTAGGGGTTGGTTCACGTGGAACATCACCCGTGGAACCCGAACCCTGACAATTTTGTGGGGGTTGGGGATTTCCTGTGATTGGACCGCTGATTTCGCTATCTACTTCAGCGAGTTGCGTGCTGCCGCTCGGTGCTGAACCGCGAACCCCCGCATTTTTGTCAGGGTTGGCTTTGCCGGCTAGATAGTCGTCGAACTTCGGCAGGCGCCAGACCGTCACGTTTTTCTGTCGGCCGACCTTCTGCCCGGTGTCCATCAGCTGACCCTGCTCCTGCAGCGCCTTGAGGCACTTGCGCACCGTGCGCTCGTCCTGCTCGGTGCGTTCAGACAGCCAAGCGACCGACGGCCACGCGAAACCGGACTCGTCGTCGACGCGCTCCGCCATGTACAGCAAAACGAGCTTCAGCGCAGCGGATCCGATGTTCCTCTGCCTCGCCGCCCACCCCATCGCGGAAAGACTCAAGACCGACGCCCTCCGACAGCCGTGTGATCATCGACCTGCGGGCGTGTGCCTACAGGAAAGCCTTGCGGGCCAAAAAAAACGGCCCGTGGCCGCCGCGTGTAGTTAGGTGTCGGGTCCGTCATGGAATCTATCTACCCTCCGTTGTGCGACCCTTCGTGAAATCCACGTGAACGACGCCGCTTGTGAGCGGTCGGCCGAGGTCTCTCGCGACCTTCGCCGCTTCGGTCCATTGGCAGTTGCGAACGAGGTGCTCGAGTCGAGCGTCCTCGGATGTGTGCAGGCGGACTTCGGAGAAACGCGCCTTGAGCTGCTCGGCGTCTTCGCTCATCCGGACACCTGGACGAGTTCGGCCGTGGAGCGGTCGCCGTCCTTCCAGCGCATGCGGCCGTGCCGAATTAGACTGAGTATCGTCCCGTGCCCAAAAAGCTTGGTCATACCGTCCCGCTCGTCGTCGAAGTCGGGCGGCCCCCACAGATCAAGTGTGGTTCGGTTGCGTACCAGGCACCCACCCCGCTCCGTGGCGACCGCGATCGCGCTCGTCATTTCGGCCGTGAGTGGCGCGGGTTTCATGCAAGGGGTACCCTCGCCGGGGCTCGTGAACTAACAACAAGGGAGGGCCCATGGCCCCAGTCCTGTTCATCCTCGGCCTGCTGGCCGGCGCCGGCGCCGTTCTCACGTTCTCGCAGGCGGTCGCCCTGCCCCAGCAGCTGGCTGGACTCGTGATCGGAGTCATCAGTGCCGTGCTGATCGCGGGGGGCGCGGTGATAGATGCCATCGACAAGCTGCGCAACGCTGTCACAAAAGCAACCGCGAAGGCAGAAACCCCCAACGCCTAACATCATGCGGCCACCTTTCGAGGCCGGCCGCGGCGTTTCGGGGGTCGATTCAGCTTGAGAAGTAGCTCAACCGTGAGCAGTTGAGAGGAGCGAGCTTGCCCGCGCATTACCACAGTTGTTAGCGCGTCCTCCGGGATCCGGCCCCGCTTGCGCCACCGTTGCACGGTGTCAGGAAGCTCGTCCAGGTCCTCGGCCATGGCCTTTGTTGAAGGCCAGAGCGCGAATATGTCAGCAAGCTCTTGCACGCCGGCCTTATATACCGGATAAATAATCCGTGCAAGAAGGGATAACAGTTCCGGTGACGCCTTGCCCGCCCGTGGCCACCATTCTCTACATGGCAAAACCGGGCCGTCGTCTAGCGACACCAGCTGACTACAAGGAAGCGCTCGCGTTGCGAATCAAATACGCACGTGAGCTCAAGAACCTAAGTCACGTCGACATCGCAAAACTCCTCACAGTGAAGATCGGGCGCAAGATCACGCCCGACACGTACAGGAAATGGGAGACCACTGCGTCTAGCATCGCGCACGACGCAATCCTTCCGTTCTGCGATATCACTCAGACCCACCCCTATGCGCTCCTGGCTTCGCCCAGCGACACAGAGCTGCAGGACCTCGCGACCGGCCGCCGCCGTTCCTCGGCTGCCTGATCCTCAACGTACATCAATCGGTCGACGTCTCCTGACGTTCGCATAACGAAAAATTCACAAATCGACCGGATAAATTATCCTTGACAGTAGGATTATTTATCCGACATCCTCCGCGCCGTCCGACGGGAGGATGTTATGCATACCGACAACCCGGGTTCCCCCGATAAATCCGCCGCCGAGCCGGATGCCGCGATCGCGGATCTCGCCTCGGACCAGGCCGAGCTCGAGACGCTAACCCAGGAAGCGCTCGACGCGCACGCCGCATTACTTGCGGATAAACGCAAATATGACGACTCCCGGGCTGTCTACGACGCGGCCTGCGCGAGGTTGTTAGCCCATCGCCAGCAGCAAGAGGCCGCGTGATGGAAACCCTTACCGCCCTCTTCACCGGCACCGGCGAGATCCGCATCGACGTCCTGGACCTGCGGTTCGCGTTCTGGTGCCTGCTGTGGATCCTCGCCGCGGTGACTGCCTACCTGGTGGTGTTCGCGAAGGCCTCGTACCGCTGGCACCAGCTCAGCAAGGCCTGCGGCGGTGAGCCGGGCGCCCTGCAGGTGTTGGCCGAGATGGTGATGGCGCGCAAGACGCTCGAGGCCGAGCGCGATGCTCGTACCGATCAGCAGTTTCGGCGCGGCGGTCGGGTTGCCCGCTCGCTGCGATTGGTGAAGTGATGTTCAGCGTGCGCGACATGTACCTCAAGGCCGCGTTCGTGCTGCTGATCGTCTGCAGCATTGCGTTCGCGATTGGCCACACCGTGGCCACGTCCCCTTCGAAGTGGGTTGCCTACAGGGCCGAGCATCCGGTCGTCCCGGTGTTCTTCCGGAACAACGTCACTCCGGGCAGCGACTTCGAATACCTCGAGGTGGAGCCGCGCGCGGCGCGCGAGAGGTCGCAGCGATGAAAACGCCGGTTGATCTGCGTCTACCGCTGCGTATTCGCGACCGGAGAGAGTCCGGCGACCATCAGCTGCAGATCGTCGACCAGGGCGCGGAAGGCGCGCTGCACATGATCGTGATCTACACGCGGTTCGACGACCAGGCGTTTGCTGAATTCATTCTCCGCGCCTGCAACAACTACGCGCCGCTTCTGGAGCTTGCCAAGCAGAACGCCAGCGAGTGCGGCAATTGCGACTACGGCAATGGCGCGACCGGCAAAGGCCTAGAGGGCGAGCCGTGCGAGGAGTGTCACGGCATTCGCGCGGTGATCGAAAACGCGGAGGGCCGCTAATGCCGATGTGCACTTACCTCGGCGACACCGAGCACACAGCGCCGACGGGTCACCGCGAGATCGACGAACTGCTCCCGCGCGTCCGCAAGCTCACGGGCCGCGACTGGCGCGTCGGCGTACGCGCATTCACCGAACGCCGCTGGTTCCGCGCTGATCGGGTGTCGCGAATCTTTTCCCTGTACTTCGGCCTGCAGTGGGGCGAATTCCAGGTCATCAATTTCTATCGCGACGAGAGCGGAACCACCATCAATCCAGGTGCGTCCGCCGAACTCGTCGCGGCGTATCTGTACGGGATGCTGGGCGTTCTCGAGCACCCCGAAGAACGACCAGGCGCCGGCACCTGCGTTGAGTGCGGCCAGAAGGTGCAGCCATGAGCACCTACCACGTCTGCGCCGTCTGGGGCTCGCCGATCGCCGGCTACGTGATGCAGCTGCTTGAGGATTTCGATCAATCACCGCGCATGCAGTCGACGCCGGAGTTCTTCGGCGTGTACGACCGCGCGGGCCGTTTCATGGGCGAGGCCTCGGACCGCGAGTGGGCGGTCCGTTTTTGCGAATCGTTGAACAGGGGCGTGGCCGAGGTCGCCACCAAGTCCGCCGTGCATCTCCCTCACGCTGGTGATGCGACGCCGGCCGCGCCCCTGGTGCCTCTCCGATCCTTCTTCGAAAAGCAGGAGATCCACGATGGCAATCCTTTCCCGCTTCCTGGCATGGATTACGACACGGAGGCCGCGGCGCCAGGCGCTGGGTCGTCCGTGGAACGATCCGAGGTGTTCGCTGGCGATGCACCGTCGCATTCAGGCGGAGAGTCGCTCCCACTTCTGAGGCTCACCGTGCGCCAGGCGGGCCCGATCTGATGCACCCGCGCGCTCCAAGGATGAATGACGGGCGGCCGTGGCCGCGGCACGTGGACCGCGTGCGCGAGATCCGCCGCCTGGTCTACGAGGACGGGTTCCAGCTCGTGATCATCCTCGGCGATCGCGACCAGCCAATCTACCGCCTGCGCATGAATGGCGAGATCTCGCCCACCGGCACGGTCGACCAGTCCGCCTCGCGCAAGGCGCACCACCAGTATTTCGAGACCGTCGAGAAGCTCGATAACGGCACACAGATCCTGCAGCTCAGCAACGAAAAGACTGAGCAGCGAAAAACCCGCTCGCGGCCGACGAACGCCGCGCGCACCTAACCACTGGGAGATATCGATGAAGCCCACGTACACCAAGCTCGCGGCCGACGGCAGTGACCTGCCGGCCGATCATCCGAACGACGGCCCGGACAAGCACCTGGCGGTGCGCGTCGATCACCCGCTCCTGAAAGAGCCGCTGATCGTCGCTGCGTATCGCGCGGGCACCGGCATCCAGTGGAAGGACGCGGCGGCCACGGCCGAGGCGCACCAGGCGAACGGCTGGAAGTGGCGGTTGCCGGCGGTAGAGGAATTGTTCCTGGTCGCCGATCGCACGAATCCGGAATGCCGGCTCGACACGAACTTCTTCCCCGATGCGGAAGGCTGGGAGTGGACGTGGACCGCGACGCCGGACGCCGAGCTCGAGGAAGACGATGACGGCGCGCCGTCCCCCTCGGGCTACGCGTGGTCCGTCTCCCTCGGCTACGGCCATTCCAGCCGGTATCACCAGAGCTCCGACGATCACGTCCGCGCGGTGCGCGCCGGTCAGTAGATAGGCCATTGGCCTTCACCAATCATCGGAGCTGATATGCGTAAGAACACAAAGAAGCGCGCGAAGGTCGTGGCGACGGCCGTCCTCGAGACGGTTGCCCAGCCGACGGCGATCAACATCACCATTTCCCAGCAGTTCGACGCCCGCGGCGCCGCCGAAGGCCTGATCGACCAGCTGCCCGGGATCCTGCAGGCCGCGAACGAATCGCTGCGCGCCGAGCTCGTGGATCGGCTGCGGACCGCGTCGATCGCCAAGGTTGTGCCGCCCCGCTCGGCGGTTGCTGTGCGGTTCTGCAAGGTGTCGAGCGACGGCCGCGCCCTGCCGGCGAGCGCCACCGACTGGGAAGGCGTCTATGACGCCACCACCGGTCTCATCTGGGGCCGCCGGCTGCTCGCCGGGTCGCGTAACTGGAAAGACGCGGTGAAGGCTGCCGGCGATGCGACGCTCTGCGGCGCGCCGGCGCGCGCGCCCACCATCCAGGAGCGGCTCTCGATCGTCGACTACACGCGCGTGGAGCCCGCGCTCGACGTCACGTTCTTCGACCCGAAGGAGACGTCGGCCTGGGAATGGACTTCGACGCCCGCCCCGTCCCCCTCGGACTACGCGTGGAGCGTCCGCCTCGGCGGCGGCCTTTCCGACCGGAGTCACCAGAGCTACGACGATCGCGTCCGCGCGGTGCGCGCCGGTCAGCCCATCGGAATTTGACCGAGCGAAGCCGTGAAGTCTGAACTACCGCAAATCGTGAAGGACGCGCAGCGCGTGAGGGCGGCGATCGAGCTGGTCTTCACGCGCATGGCCAGGCGTCACAAGTACTCGACCGGCGTGGATCTTCGCGTCGCGGCGAAGAGGGTCGTGCTCGTTGCGCTTCGTGCGTGGCGGGATCCCGCCGGTCGACTCGAGCGCGTGCGCCAGCTGTGTGAAGCGGTGGACGCTCTCAAGGTGGATCTGCAGCTCGGCAAGGATGTCGACGCCTTCCGTAGCTTTCGAGAATTCGAGGCGATCGCACGCCTCGTACATGAAGTGGGCCGGCAGAGTGGAGGCTGGCTGAAACGACTGCAACCGAAGGGCCAGGATGCCCGGGCTGATCGTCCGCCTGTGCAGCGTGCCCCGATACTGAGTTCCCGATCCGCCTCGCCCGCTGGGGCAACACCATGACGATGCCGCGCTACCTCGGATGTGCGGCAGGGTCCGAAGTGATCGGGATAGCGCCGTCCCCCTCGGACTACGCGTGGAACGTCAACCTCGGCAACGGCAATTCCAACCGGAATCACCAGAGCTACGACAATCACGTCCGCGCGGTGCGCGCCGGTGAGTGTCACGGTGCGGTCTCGTTACGCAGCCTCTACTCTGCCTGGCGCCAGGCGCGTCGCGGGAAGAAGCCCAGCCTCGATCAAATGATGTTCGAGGCCCGCTGGATCGATGAGCTGCTCGACATCCAGCGCCGCCTGAACAGCCTTCACTGGTATCCGATGGCGCCCACCTGCTTCATAGCCCAGGCACCGAAGGCCCGCGAGATCCACGCGCCGCGCTTCGCGGATCGCGTGGTCCACCATCTCATCGTCCCCGAGCTCGAGCAGGTCTTCGAGCCGACCTTCATCCACGACAGCTATTCGAACCGCGTAGGCAAGGGCACGCACGCGGCCGTCGCGCGCCTGCGGCAGTTCATCCGCCAGGTCGAGTCCGGCCAGGGCGGCGGCTACTACCTGCAGCTCGACATCCGGAACTTCTTCGCCAGCATCCATCGGCCAACGCTCTGGTCGCTCCTAAAACCGCGCATGGAGCGCGCCGCCATCTCGCTATCTGTCAGGCGGGCGGTGCATGCGCTTTTGACCTGGCCGATCCAGCGGACGGGCGTGAACTGGGCCTGCACCGCGCGCGCGCGGCAGGCGGTCCCGCCCCACAAGCGGTTAGAGAACTCTCCGCCGGGCTGCGGCATCGCCATCGGCAATCTCTCGTCCCAGTTCTTCGCCAACGTCTACCTCGATCGGCTCGACCAGTTCGTGAAGCATGGGCTGCGAGCGCCGCGGTACCTGCGCTACGTCGACGACTTCGTGCTGGTGCACCAGGACCGTGGGCAGCTCGAGGCCTGGCAAGAGGCGATCGCCGACTTCCTGCGGCGAGAGCTGCAGCTCGAGCTCAAGGCGGACGTTAAGCTGCGGCCGCTGCGTGATGGCATCGACTTCCTGGGCTACGTGCTCTTCCCCTCGCACGTCGTCACGCGCCGGCGGGTCATCGGCCACTGCCGCGCGAAGCTCGCCGCCTGGGAGCGCACGCATTGCCACGCTGGTCGCATCACGGACAGCCGCAAGGCGCTCGAGGCGGTTCGTTCCATCTGGTCGAGCTACTCCGGGCACTTCGCGCATGCGAGCAGCTTCAAACTGCGGCTGGACATCTACCGCCGTTTTCCCTGGCTCGCGAAGGCGATGGCATGAGCCCGATCCGTCCCGAGAACCTCGACCGCTACCCGTCCGACTGGGCGGAAATCCGCGCGCGAATCCAGCAGCGGGCGAAAAACTGTTGCGAGTTCTGCGGGGTCAGGAATTGGGCGCTCGGCGCTCGCGACAGCGATGGAAACTTCCACCCGGCGCATCCGACCGGCGAGGAGTCCCTCAAACTCGTCTTCCCGAAGCCCGGCGAGCGCTGGTGGTGCGGTAAAGGCGGGCCGCAGCACTTCCTTCGCATCATTCGAATCGTGTGCACGGTCGCCCACCTGGATCACGTGCCAGAGAACTGCGACGAGTCGAACTTGAAGTTCCTGTGCCAGCGGTGCCACCTGCATCACGACAAAAAGCACCACGCCGAGACGGCCTACGCGACCAGGCGCGAAGGCAAGGCCTCGGCTGACCTCTTCGACGACGAGGTCACCGCCGCATGACGCAATCTCGCCGGCAATCAATGACCGAGGCTGCGGCGAACATCGTCGTCGGCATGCTGCTCAACACGGTCCTGAACTACACGATCTTCCCGCTGCTCGGCTGGAAGATCACCGCCGGCCAGAACGCGGTGCTGGTCGTCATCTACACCGGCGCGAGCCTACTGCGTTCGTATGGGCTGCGCCGTCTCTTCAATCGCTGGCATCGGCCGGCGCCACTTCAATCGAGGATCTCTCAATGAGCCAGGTTCAAACCGCCGACGTGCGTTCGGTCGCGCTATCGCTGCTGGTCCCCAGCAACACTGAGGCGCAGCAGCAGCGCCGGAAGCACTTCGACAAGGTCGCGCTCGAGCAGCTCGCCGCGAGCATCAAGAATTCCGGCATCGTCAATCCGATCCTGGTCCGGCCCACTTCGCCATATCACGTGCACTCGATTCCGGCCGGCAGCGGCCAGGGTTGGTACGTCTGGCGCGACGATGGCAAGAAAGGCAAGGGCGAACGCGTTTCCGAGATCTACTCCACGGAGCAAGAGGCTCGCGATGCGCGCCGCGCCCTGGTGATGGCCGCGCCGCAGACGACATTCGAGATCGTCGCCGGCGAGCGCCGCTACCAGGCGGCCAAGCTCGCCGCGCTCGACCAGGTGCCCGTGTCGATACGCGAGCTCACCGACGACCAGGTCCTCGAGCTGCAGCTCATCGAGAATCTGCAGCGCGAAGGCCTGCACGAGCTCCACGAGGCGGAGGGCTACGAGCAGCTGCGCAAGCGCGGCATGACGTCGGACGAGATCGCCGCGAAGGTTGGACGCTCCAGGGAATACGTCTACGCGCGGATGAAGCTGCTGGCGCTCAGCAAGGAATCACGCGAGGCCTTCTACGACGGGAAGATCAACGCCTCGGTGGCGTTGCTCATCGCGCGGATCCCGGTCGAAAAGCTCCAGAAGGAAGCGCTCAAGCGAATCGTTCAGGGATGGCGTGGCAATCCGATGTCCTATCGCGAGGCGCTGGAGTTCGTCCAGGACGAATTCATGCTGCGGCTCGAGACCGCGCCCTTCGATACGGCCGATGCCGCCCTGCTCCCGAGCGCGAAGGCCTGCGGCGCGTGCCCGAAGAACACCCTGGCCGCGCCGAGCCTCTTCGGCGACGTCAAGGGCGGCAGTGCAGGCGTCTGCACAGATCCGGTCTGCTTCAAGTCGAAGATCAAAGCTCATGGCGAGCGGCTCGTCGCAAAGGCGAAGGAGACCGGGAAGAAGGTCATCACCGGTGCGGACGCGAAGAAGGTGTTTCCGTACGACAACGATCGCTCGCCCTCGTACAACAGCGGCCTCCACGACCCCGACGGCCGGGACTATCGAGATCCGAAGAACCGCACCTACCGCCAGCTCGCCGGCAAGGATGCCGAGACCGTCCTGGTCGTTCACCCGCACACCAACGCGGTCTATGAGTTCCTCGCCGACGCCACCGTGAAAGCAGGCATGAAGAAGCAGGGAATCTCGTTCGGCGGCAGCTCGAGCAGTTCCTCGGCCGGCTCGCAGCCCAGCAAAGCCTCCAAGGCGGCGACTGAGAAGGCCGCGGCGAAGACGAAGCTCGAGCTCGCCGTTCGCGGCGAGATTGCCAAGCAGATGTCGCAGAAGGCTCCGAAGCCGCTGCACCGCGACGAGCTCGAGCTCATCGTCGATATTCTCGGCGAGAGCGCCTACTTCGATCACGACGGTGAGCTCAACAAGTTCATCAACACCATCGACAAGAATCGCAAGACGCTTAACGAGGCCGCGTTGTTGAAACTTGCGCGCCTCTTCGCCTTCGCTGATGCGATCGAGGACGCTCACGCAAAGACTGATCGATTCTTCGCTGCCGCGAAGCGTGCCGGTGTCAACGTCGAGGCTGTCCGCAAAACGGTCGAAGCCGCGGCCGCGAAGGACGCGCCGGCGAAGGCCGATACGAAGAAGGCCGCCGGGAAGAAGAAGTAGCAGCGTGACCGTTTACCTGAGAGTGCCCGCGGTTATGAACTCGCCACGCTCGGCCGCTCTGGAGCGTGAGGCAAGAGACCGCAAACGGGCAATGGTGCATAGGGCATGGAGCATGTCCTCGAAGGGCTGCAGCTGGCTGGGCCAGCCACTGCGGCGCCGCTCCCTCCTTCAAAGCTGCAGCGTGTTCCCCTCGATGAGCACGCGCAGGGCGCGGCGACCGCGGTCTGTCAGACACGGTCGCCGCGTTTTCTCACCACCACACCCGGGAGGGTTGCTCAGTGATCAAGTGCAAACACTGCGAAGTCGAAAAGCCGGAGGACCAGATGGCGATCCGCGCCGGGCAGCCCTCGAAGGTGTGCCTGGAATGCAAGGACAAGCGCGTCGGCATCGCCAGCCTTGCTGGGGGGGGGTCGTCCCACAAGAAGGGAAAGCGCGGCAAGGCTGCCACGCGCCGACCGAAGAAGGATGCGGCCGAGCTCGCGCTGAGCCTGCCGGCCGGCGGCTTCGGCTGCAATGCCAGCATCACCGACGAGGGACATCTGCAGCTCACGCAGGAGAATCCGGACGCCGCTCCGGACAACGTGTGCCTGACCCGGCGCGAGGCTCGCGCCATCTTCGAGACCTTCGGCGAGTGGGCGGCTGAGTCATGAAGCGCTACACCGCCACCATCCGCGTCGACGTCGAGGCCCAGTCGATCGAGGCACGCGACGACGTCCTCGATCGCCTCTGCGATCGCATCAACAAACAGCCGCCGAGCGTCCTCTATGACGACGTCGGCCTCGGCGCCGTTCGGAAGGTCGAGGTCACGCGCGTACGGCCGCGGGCCTCGAGGAAACGATGAGCATCCAATCCGCCCTCGTCCGCTCGATCCTCCAACGGTGGCACGCCTACGAGTGGACGCAGCAGGGCTTCGGGTTCGTGCGCACGAAGATCGCCGACGTTGGCCGGATCCACGTCTGGGATTCCCGGGTTGCGACGCCGCGCGTGTCTACCGTTCACACGCACCCCTGGCCGCTGCATTCCACCATCATCGCCGGCGAGCTAATTAATTGCCGGTTCGTGCACAAGGATGATCGGACGACGCCATTCCGGAGCGAGGGGTTGTTCTATCAATCCTCGCGAATCGCCACCGGTGAAGGTGGCGGACTGGTAGGCGATATATCCCTGGTGGAGCTCTTCGTCTGCCAGCCTGAGGCGTACCAGGTTGGCGACAGCTACCAGCAAAAGCCCGGCGAGATCCACCGCACGATCGCCCAGGACGGCACGGTCACGCTGCTCGAGCGCCCGCAAGGCCCACCGCTCGAGGAAGCGCTGACCTTCTGGCCACGAGGGACGCCATGGGTCTCAGCGGAGCCGCGGCCGATCTATGGCAGCGATCTCAAACCGATCATTGAATACGCGCTCGCGCGGTGGGTGGTCGAATGACGAACTTCCCAAGTGTTGTGTGCGCCGGCTGCGGCAGCCCGACCTCATTCGTGAAGCCAGTCTGCGACGCATGTGTTGTCGCTTCCGGCGGGAAGCCGATGAGCGAGATCGACACGATGCTCGCTGAGCTCGGCCTGCAACGACATAGGCGGCCGGAGCTCCACCTGGGTGATCGAGTTTAAGCGGGTGACGCCATGTTCCTGACCGACAACGAACTTCGGCAGCTCACCGGCCTGCAGCGGCCATCCGCCCAGATCCGCTGGTTGCAGGACAACGGGTGGAAGTTTACCGTCAACGCCCTCGGCGATCCGGTGGTGGCGATCGCCGAGGCCAGCCGCAAGCTCGTGGGCGGCGACACGAAGAAGAGAGACGCGCCGCCAAACTGGGACGCCATGCATGGGCCGAAAGCGGCTTAAAAACACGCACCTGCCTCGTGGGATGGATCTCGTCAGCGGGACTTACTACCTGCGCCCGCGTGGCACACGCAAACGCGTAAACCTAGGCCGAGACATGGTCGAGGCCTTCAAGGAATACGCCCGCCTGGCTGGCCCTCATCGCCGCGTGCATACCCTGGCGGATGTCATCGAGAAGTACCGCCTCGAGGTCCTCCCTCTCAAGCGCTCAGAGAAAACGCGCCTCGACCAGGACATCGCGCTCCAGCGCCTGTCGCGGGTGTTCGGCCACAAGCTTCCGGACGACCTCACGGCACCGGAGATCTACGAGTACATCGATCGCCGCGTGACGAAAGAGATCGTCCGTGCCAATGGCCATGTCATTCCCTCGAGGCCGGCACCGGTTGCCGCCAGGCACGAGATCACGCTGCTGGGCCACGTGCTCGTCAAGGCGATTCGCTGGGGCGCCGGCACGCACAACGTCGTACGGACGCTGGAGAGGCTTCCCAAAGGCAAGCGAGACCGATACGTCACCGACGCCGAGGTGGAAGCGGTGAAGGCGCTGGCGAGCCCGCGGCTACGGCTGGCGATCGATCTCGCCAGGAACATCGGGCAACGGTTGGGCGACCTGCTACGGATCCGCCGGGAGCACATCACCGAAAAAGGGATCGTCATCCACCAGGGGAAGACAGGGAAAGGCGTGTTGATCGAGATCACGCCGGCGCTCGATGCCACCATCAAGGAGCTCTGGGCGCTCGCGCCGCAGATCCCGCGTGACTACCTGCTGCGCCGGCTGGACGGCCAGCCGTACACCACGAATGGTTTCTCGGCGATGTGGCAGAAGCTCATGGCCGAATACATGAAGGCTGGCGGGCAGCGCTTCACCTTCCACGATCTGCGCGCGAAGGCCGGCAGCGACAAGGCGACGATCGAAGAGGCGCAGGCGTTGTTAGGTCACGCGAGTAGTGAGACCACGAAGCGGGTCTACAAGCGAAACCTCACCCTCGCGCGACCCGTCGAATGA